GGAATACCTAAACTATTACAGTACGAAATATCGCTTTCACTTGCTTCAGAGGTACCGTCTGGGTGACTATGTACAATACCAATAATATCCGAAGTTCTATGTATCTTTAAATACTCAGTAGAATCTAAAATAAACTCTTCGTCTACCTCTGCCACATTTGTACATGGAAACCATTTTCGTTTACCTTTTTGTACTGCTATTATTCCGCACCCTTCTTTTGGGTACTCTGCTTCAAAATGCTCTTTTATTTCTTGAAAAAAGTTTTGTATCATCTAAACTTACGTGTTCCTGGGAACCCTCCAAAAGGTAGGGATACTTCTGTATCAAAGGTATCAGACTTGGAATAACCATGTGTAGTATTTGAAGAACTATTGTGAAAAACTCCTTGATACCTTGCTTTACAAGAAGAAAGAAGTTTTCCACATACATCAGCTCGCATCCAATACTTAGAAGTAGCAGAAGGAGCAGTACTCGCACTAGAAATATGTGCTCTTGAGATTCTCCACACTTCATTTGAATGAAATACATAAGAACTCTTTCTTAAATCAACAGTATCTAAACTATAATTACCATTACTGGCCCATATAGTATATCGTCTGCAAATTTTCCAATAAATACTTCCTTCGTATGGAGTTTTATTTGTACTATCTACATTTGCTTGCCAAGTTAATCCTTCATGAGTAACAAAAGCTCCTGTAGTATATGCTGTGCTGCTCGACCATGCGTTTGCTGAAATCAAATCAGTTTTAATTAAAGGTTCGTCATCTATAGTAAAAAATAAGAAAGGATTATTACTGCCCTGTATTTTTTTAGACTTCCAGTAGCAGGCACTTCTAACGTCTGTATTTGAAGAGGTCCACTGCTTATATACCCAAGGGCAGTATTTTCCTGAAACCGGGCGAGAAGGCACTCGCGCTCCTGCTAAGTCAAAGGGCGAAGATAACTCTAGTTGAATCATTAATGAATTTTTGGAGGAGATTCTATCAATAACATATACTGCACTGGGAAATTCATATTCTGTACCAGTTTGATCTACATATTTTGATAAAGTCTGTCGTCTTGTTAGTCTTTCTCCAATTAAATCTTCTATTTCAAAATCTGTTGTGCCCAACTCGGTATTAATTGTAGTATCGGATTTTAATACGGATTCTACGTTAGGAATTGTAACACTCGGTCTTGCCATGGCACCATCTCCGCCAATATCAATACCCTCAATAATCATTGGAAAAGGCACATAATTATTTCCGCCAAATTCTATATTATTTTCTGTATTTTCTGCATGTAGATACAGAGTTGAGCTTCCGACTGTAATTTCAAATAAGCTAACAAGAGCTTCATCTGAAGCCATTACTAAGTCATTTGCTTCTTTTGCTATTACATCACTCATGCTTCATAAACTCTTCTGAATTTAGAGGATAAACTATAGACTTCATCATTAGTGTAAGAAATACTATAACTATCGCAAACTACTTTTACTGTATCTTCTCCAATATGAAAAGTAAAAGAACTAGGCTGCTGATCATCTAAAAAATCAGCAATTGTATTTATTTCTGCTTTTGATCTATTTTTAAAAGAAACATCATAAGTTTCTTCTATATTATTTATTCCGTCTAAAAGTCTTTGCTCGTAACCATCACCGAACTTAGCGGAGAGAACTCTCCTAGAAGTTGTTCTCCCTACTCCTCTATCAAGAACGGCATTACTAGTATTACTTGAGCCGCTTGAGTATCCGCTCGAAAGACTATTTGCTGTGACTGTTTTTATTACAATTTTAAAGTCTGCCATTATGCTGTACCATACGGATTAAGTATTCCGCCCGCTCTCTTTTGATTTTGAAGCTCTTTTTGAACCGCAGCTGCAATTAAGTTTCCAATATCAGCACCCTGCTGACCACTAGATGCTGTGCTTTGCTGAGCATTTCCATTGCTATCAATAGCAACGTTTACAGTAACATTATTTTGTTGTCCCATACCATTCATACTTACAGGAATTGATTTACCGTCAGGAAGAGGTACAATTGCTTCATTATGTCGACCCTCTCCTACAAGACCAACAGTAGGTTGAGTTGCAATTCCACCCTTGGCATACGCTGCCGAACGGAAACCTCCTTTTGCGATTCCACCGTTTGCGAAAAATAATGTTGCAAGTGTTCCAAAAATACCTCCGGCACCTCCGCCGCCCGTGCCTCCGAAAAGACTGCCAGCTAAGGAGGAAAAAATATCTTTAAATATATTACCTCCCGACATAAATACGGTTCCTAATTTTTCTACAAATCCTCCCTCTGCATTTTTATCAAAAATATCGCTTAAGGAGCCTAAAAAGTTAGTTACACTTCCTCCCACTTTTTGTTTAGTTACAGTTTCCCCCATCTTTTCGCCTTGTCCCATCGTAGATGTGGTCGAACTGCTACTTTTGCCGAAAAGTTTTTCCATTATTCCTATTGATTGAGTTCCTTCCGCTGTCTTGCCTGAAGTACTTGAATTTCCTCCAGAAATAAGATCTGTTGAAGTAGTAGTTCCTGCAGTTTTACCTGCCATACCCTCTGTATGGCCTTCTTTTATTTTTTGCTTAACTACTTCGGCTCCTTCTACATGAGCCTTTTTTATACGACCAGATGCAGAATCTCCAAAAATAGCTGTAGATATTTTTTCAGAAATATTTTTTGCCAGAGTTTGCGCTACAGCCTCTAAAGTAGTTTTTGCAATTTGTGCAACTGCCTCTCTAAAGCTTCCCTGTTTCCCAGTTATTAAATCTGTTAATCCACCAGTTACGCCACTCTCAAAAGCGCCTTTTGCAGCCATCTCCATTTCATGGAGCATTGTAAGTTGTTCTTCTAAAATTCCTTTCTTTTGTCCTAGTAAATCTAGCTCATCCCCTAATAACGTCAGAGTATTTAACTGTGCTGGAGTAGCCCCCTCAGCTTGCTTTGCAATTAGACCTCTTAAATTCTGCTGCTCGTTTAACTTATTGTTTATATTGAGCTGAAGAGAATCAATTGCTTGCTGTTGCTTTAGTCTTTCTTGTTGCAAAGGAGTTGCTTTCAGGAGAGCATCATTATACTTCATTTCTAAAGCAGTCTTTGCTCGAACTGCTTTGAATTCTGTGTCTCTCATATCTATTAAGAGCTTTCTTAACTTAATTGATCTGTCTAGTTCGTTTGCCTCTTTTTCGCTCATCTCTACAACAGTTTGTGAAGCTTTAACAGTAGCGTCAATAGAAGAAATTAAACCATCATATTTAGTTTGTTGTTGAAGGCCCCCCATAAATGAAAGTTCTATTTCTTGTTGATTTTTTAAAGCATTAGTAAATAACTTTGCAGAATTGCCTGCTTCTTGTGCACGACTTATAAACTGTAATAAGAGTTCAATTTGTTTTTCGGTTGTAAACTCATCAATATTACTACCAATTTTTCCCGCTTGGCTTGCGAGTTCAGTTCCTATACTTCCGAGAGCAGCTTCGGAGCCTTTAAATATGTCAAAGTATAAATTTGCCGTCTTCTGTGCCTCTCCTCTTAATTCATCATTAGTACTAGTAAGTCCTGCTTTTAAACTATTTATATCTACATTAGCTAAAACGTTACCTGCAAAAGCTGCCCCGGCTGCACCCTCTGCCATTGGCTTTTTTGCCATTTCTGCAAGTTCTTCATTGACTCCTGCCAGTCTGTCTTTTAATGCATCTATTTTTTTAACCTCTTCTTCTTTTATTAATTCTAGCTTTTTTTGTTCTGCTGTTTTAAAGAAATCCATAACCAGTTTAACACCTTCGGATAAAAGTTGTACAACAAGTACTAAGATCCCTACCCATCCCAGTAGTGATAAAGCTCTGTTTGCAAAGGTTACAAAGCCGGCGGTCATAACCTTCATTGTTGCTATAGCACCTGCATAGCCTGATTGCATTTTCTTCCAAATAACAGTAGTACCTGAGCTAAATACTTTCCAATCTAATAACATAAGTTTTGAAGTTTTTTTGTTATCAGCAAGCATCAACTTTAAATTTTTTGCTAAGCTAGCTCGCTGTTTATCATTTAAAGCCTTATAAGCTTTGCCTTCATTCTCAATTTGTTTAATCATTGCTTTGGCTTGTCTAGATGACGGCATTACTCCTTGCTGGAGCCTCTCTAGCCCCGAGCCTTTTCTAGCTTTTAATCCTTTAGTCGTTTGCTGAGCATTTTTCAAAGCTTGTCCTGCAACATCTTGCTGAGCTTTTACAACTCTTCGTAGTTCAATTACTTGTCTTTTATACGCAAAAGAAGCTGCATTTGCAGCGTCTGTTGAAGTTTTTGCTGCTATACTTGCTGCAGTTCCCATGTCGCTAAGACCTGGGATTATCATTTTAATAATAGGGGCTGCTAAAAGTCCTAATGCAATGGCTAAAGCTGCAATATTTTCTGTAAAGAAATCAAATACAGGCCCTACAACGTTTGCTAAGCCCTCTTTAAAAGGTTTTAAAAGATTATTTTCAAATGCTATCCCTAACTTTGCTACAGAATTTCCTAGTTTTTCTTGCCCAGTAAGAACCGAGGAATACTTTTGTTCTGCTT